TCTGGCTCCGCCTCCCCAACACGATCCATAATTCACCAAGACAGTCCGTTTAGCGCCCGACCAGTCCAAGAAGGTAACTAAAGGTGGCAAAAGGTTCCCGATCGCTACGAGGGGCGACCGAGCCAAGGCTTCACAGCCCTTACTTAAAAGGCGCTTCTAAGGTTGCAGATGTAATTGAGTTATCTGAACTGATCAAAATGCCCTTGCTACCATGGCAGAAGTTTTGCTTAACGGACATGCTCCGCGTAGACAAGAAGGGTCAATGGATCCGCAAAACGAACCTGCTGCTGGTAGCCCGTCAGAACGGTAAGACCCACTTAACTCGAATGCTTATTTTGGCTCACCTTCTCAAATGGGATAGCAAGAACATCATCATCGCTTCATCTAATCGCTCGATGGCTCTGGACACTTTTAGGCAGGTAGCCCATGTCTTTGAGAACAATGAGAACCTTATGGCGCTGGTCAAGCAGATCAGATATGCCAATGGCACAGAGTCGATCGAGATGAAAGACGGTCGCAGACTTGATGTAGTAGCAGCTACTAGAGACGGCGCTCGCGGTCGATCAGCCGATGCGTTATTCCTTGATGAAGTTCGAGAGTGGTCAGAGGAAGGTTATCGAGCTGCGATGCCGGTGACTCGCGCTAGACCTAATGCGCACACCTTCCTGACTTCTAATGCTGGAGATGCTTTTAGCGTTGTACTTAATCAACTGAGAGAACGAGCGCTAGACAACCCGCCTAAAACTTTTGGCTATTACGAATACTCTGCGCCACAGTATTGCAAGATCGATGATCCTAAGGCGTGGGCGCTTGCTAACCCTGCGCTTGGATATTTAGTCACTAAAGAAACCTTGGCGGAGTCGGTTGCTACTAGCCCTATCGAAAATACTCGCACAGAGTTGCTTTGCCAATGGATCGACTCCCTAAGTTCACCTTGGGCGCATGGCATTCTTGAAGATACCAGCGATGCAAGTCTTACTATTCCAGTTGGCGGTTACACAGTCTTTGGCTTTGATGTGTCACCATCTAGGCGCAATGCTTCGCTAGTTGCCGGTCAATTACTCCCCGATGGACGAATTGGAGTTGGCATCTTGCAGACTTGGGAGTCGGCAGTCTCAGTAGATGATTTAAAGATCGCTGCTGATATCAAGGCTTGGGCTGATCAATATCGACCACGCCAGATCTGTTATGACAAATACACATGCCAGAGCATTGCTGATAAATTAACAAATGCTGGCTGTATAACTCAAGACATATCGGGAGCAGCCTTTTATCAGGCTTGCGGTGACTTACTTGATGGGTTGTCTAATCTTCGAGTTGTCCATTCAGGACAGGCTAACTGGATACAACAGATGAATAACTGCGCAGCTAAAGTCAATGACTCTGCTTGGCGTATCGTTAAAAGAAAATCGGCTGGCGATGTCTCTGGCGCTATTGCAACTGCGATGGTTGTTCACATGCTTTACAAACCACAACAGGTAGCGGCTATCTACACAGAATGACCCACCTGTAGTGTATAATTGCCCTCTATGGGTATCCTTTCGCGCCTTACAGGTGCAACACCGACTGCTAATATCGAAGCGCAATATGCTCCGCAAGTTCTCGGTGAGTATTCTCCTTATGCGATGCCATTTCAGTTTGCCTATGTGGGTCGTACTGAAGCGATGGGCGTACCAGCGTTAGCGCGCTGCCGCAACTTGCTTGCCGGCACGATCGGAACAATTCCTCTAGAACTTTACAAGAAGTCAACGGGTGAAGAACTAGGAAAGCCACTATGGCTTGATCAACCTTCTTATTCTCAACCACGCTCTGTAACTATTGCTTACACAGTTGACAGCCTCCTCTTTTATGGGCAAGCCTTCTGGCAGGTCGTTGAGACTTATCAGGAAGATGGCAGACCATCTCGCTTTGAATGGATCGCCAATAGTCGCGTAACTGCAACACTTGATCGCGACAATGTATTCGTAAAGTCTTACGCGATCGATGGCACAACCGTACCCATGGACGGACTCGGCTCGCTAATTACCTTCCAGTCACTTTCTGATGGCATATTAAATACCGGCGTATCCACTATTCGCGCAGCGCTCGATGTACAGAAAGCGGCTGCTATTGCTGCTGGTACTCCGATGCCGACTGGATACCTTAAGAACACAGGCGCAGATCTTCCACCAGCGGAAGTTCAAGGCTTACTAGCTGCTTTCAAAAACGCTCGCCTAAATCGTTCAACGGCTTATCTCACCTCAACTTTAAATTATGAAACCGTAGGCTTCAGCCCTAAAGACATGATGTATAACGAGGCTATTCAAAACCTAGCAACAGAAATTGCTCGCCTTTGCAATGTACCGCCTTACTATGTCTCAGCTGACCAAAATACGACGATGACATACGCCAATGTCCAAGACGAGAGGAAGCAGTTCCTCACACTATCCTTGCAGCCTTTCGTATCCTCTATCGAGGATCGCCTATCAATGGACGATATAACCGCTCGCGGCAATATCGTTAAGTTTGACATCGATAAGAACTATTTAAGAACAGATCCACTCGTTGAGTTGCAGATCATTCGTGAACTTCTTGATCTCCAGTTGATCACACAGGAGCAAGCGATGGAAATGACAGACTTAACACCTAACGGAAGCGAAGGAATGATATGAGCGAAATGCTGACATTCTCGGCAGAACTCACAGCAGATAGCGCAGCGCGCACTATCTCTGGCAAGATAGTGCCATTCGGCGGAGAAGTTGGAAACACTTCTGCCGGTGCAGTTGTCTTTGAGCGCGGTGCGATAAACATCTCTGACACTAGCAAAGTCAAACTCTTATTAGAGCATGACCCTAAGCAGCCTATCGGTCGCGCTCAATTCTTTAACGAGACTGAAGATGGCATCTTTGCATCTTTTAAGATCTCTAAATCATCACGCGGCAACGATGCTCTTATCGAAGCCAGCGAAGAACTTCGTACTGGTCTTTCAGTCGGAGTTATGGTCAATGCAGCAAAGCCTAAGAATGGCGTGTTGTATGTATCGAGCGCAGACCTGCTCGAAGTAAGTTTGGTACAAGCAGCGGCATTCAAGTCTGCGGCAGTAACCGATATAGCGGCATCAGAAGATGAAGTCGCTGAACCTACCCAACCAACAGAAAGCGAGACAGCCACCGTGGAAGAAACCACTTCAGCAGTCGAAGCAACACCTACAGTTGAGGCTGCCGCAGTTGAAGCTGCTCGCCCTGCTGTAACAGCAATGGCTTACTCAAAGCCACGCATTGAACTAACTGCAGCAAAGTATGCAGAAAACACTATCCGCGCAGCGCTAGGTGATGAGTCAGCTCGTCAATACATCGCAGCAGCAGACAACACAACAGACAACGCTGGTTTAGTACCAACTCGTCAACTTAACGAAATCATCAACCCACTTGGAACAACAATTCGCCCATCGATCGATGCGATCTCACGCGGAGTTCTTCCAGATGCAGGCATGACTTTCGAGATCCCAAAGATCACACAGATGCCAGCAGTTGGCGAAGTTGCAGAAGATGCAGCATTCACAGACACAGATCAGAACTCAGCGTTCTTGTCAGTATCAGTCAAGAAGTACGCCGGACAACAGACATTCTCTGTCGAATTGCTTGATCGTACATCTCCTGCATTCTTTGACGAACTCGTTCGTAACATGGCAGCAGCCTACGCAAAGACAACTAACTCAGCAGTTAATGCAGCGTTAATTTCAGGCGCAACAGCAGATGCAACAACCACAGTAACCTACCCAACAGCTTCAGAACTTCTCGGAATTGTTGCTCGCGGTTCAGCTTCTGTTTACGCTGCAACAGCAGGACTTGCTAACCCATTTGCTCGCAACATGGTTGTAAGCACAGGTCAATGGTCAAACATCATGTCACTTAACGATGCAGGCCGCCCAATTTACACAGCATCACAGCCAATGAACGCAGGCGGAGCAGTAGCCCCAACTTCACTCACAGGCAATGTTGCAGGACTCAACCTCTATGTTGATCCAACAAACGCTGGCGATGGCGATGGAACTATCCTCGTTGTTAACCCAGATGCTTACACATGGTACGAGTCACCAACTTACCGCCTACGCGCAGAGTCAACTGCAGCAGGTCAGGTAACTATTGGTTACTACGGCTTTGGTGCTATCGCGACTAAGGTCGGCGCTGGCGCATTCAAGAACAACAAGGCGTAAGCCACACTTAAGTCACTGGCGGGGTAATGCCCTTTTACCCCGCCAGTCTTTAGAAAGGATAAGAGCATGGCACTCACGACCGTCAGTGAATTAAGAACCGCACTTGGTGTTGGCACCCTTTATTCTGACGCTGTGTTGCAGCAAGTCTGCGATGCCGCAGACAATGTACTCTTGCCTTTTCTATGGAAGAACCAGCAATATATAATTGCTCATGGCAATACCGGCACAGTCGGCACTCTTTACTTTGATCAGGATATCCGCGAGTTCTTCTATGTCGGACAGTCAGTAGTAATCTCAGGCGCTGGCACAAAGTACAACGGCACTAAGACAATTACAGGCGTTGACAGTCGATCATTCTCGGTAACTACAACTCACACTAGCGATAATCCACGCCACACAGTTGAGCCTTATGGCATTGCAGCAGCTGAGACTTATACAGATTATTCAACTGTTCCAGCGATCCAAGAAGCATCTTTAATGATCTCGATCGATATCTGGCAAAGCAGACAAGCCCCATCGAGCGGCGGAGTTACCATCGATGGTTACGCTCCAAGCCCTTATCGAATGGGTAACACTTTACTCGCTCGCGTTCGCGGCTTGCTCGCACCTTATCTAGATCCGCGCTCGATGGTTGGCTAACCATGGCGGCGATCTCAACCCTTCGCGCAACTATTGCAGCGGCGCTAGTCGATAACACTAAGTACTCAGTTTTCTCATTCCCACCGGCAACGCCTATTGTCAACAGCGTGGTTATCAGCCCGTCAGATCCTTATGTGACTCCATCTAACAACGGTTACAACAGCGTTGCTCCGCTGGCTAATTTTAATATCAATATCTTCGTGCCACTTCTGGACAACGAAGGAAACCTAAATGGAATTGAGGATCTGCTAGTTGCTGTGTTTAATAAACTAGCTGCTTCCTCTATCGTCTATAATGTGGGAGATGTGAGCGCACCTAGCGTTCTCAACGCTGCATCGGGCGATCTTTTAACCTGCTCTTTGCAGGTATCAGTCCTAACGAGTTGGAGTTAATTATGTCCGAGTGGGAAAAAGAGCAAGAAGCCTTCCTGATTAAGATCGGGCAGGTTGCACCAACAGCAACAAAACCATCTACTAAGAAAGACGAGGAATAACCTAAATGGCAGTATTTCTGAATAACACAGTAGGCGTAAAGGTTAACTCCGTTGATCTTTCTGACCATTTAACATCAGTAACATTAAATAGAGCATTTGAAGAACTCTCAGTCACCGCAATGGGTGACTCTGGAGTAAAGCAAGTCAAAGGATTAGAGACATCAAGCGTAACTCTTGACTTCCTAAACGACACAGCATCAGCGAATGTTCTTGCAACACTTCAAGCTGCTTGGGGAACAAATGTAACAGTAGTTCTCCTACAGACAAAGGGAACAGCAGTCTCTGCGACTAACCCTCTTTACACAATGACTTGTTTGATCAATAACACAACCGATATTAACGGCGCAGTTGGCGATCTTGGCACACAGTCAGTTACATGGAATGTATCTGGCACAGTTGCAGTAGCAACAACCGGCACATTCTAAATCACTAACTAAGGGGCAAAAGCATGGCAAAACTAAAGGTTACAAGGGCAGACGGAAGCGTTAACGAGTACCAGATCACTCCGGCGATCGAGTACGCCTTCGAGCAATATGCAAAGAAGGGCTTTCACAAAGCCTTTAGAGATGATGAAAAGCAAAGCGATGTTTATTGGCTTTGCTGGGAGTCTATTCGTCGGTCGGGTGAAACCGTAAAACCCTTCGGAGAGTCTTTTCTAGAGACATTGACGCGAGTCGAGGTTCTAGACGATGACCCTTTGGAGTAACGCGGGAGTCCTTCACCTATCTCGTAGCGAGACTATCGCTTGAGACAGGACTCTCGCCCCAAACTTTAATTGAACTAGATCACACGATGTTCAGGACTTTACTTCAAGCCCTGAAAGACAGAGCAAAGGAGCAAGCTGATGCCAACAGAAGTAAAAGGCGCAACTAAACTCCGCAAAGCCCTGAGAGAATATGAACCTGATCTAGCCAAAGAAACAACTAAAGAACTGGGCAACTTGCTTAAGCCTATTGCGGCTAAGGCTCGCGGCTTCATGCCAGCAGAGTCACCGCTAAGTGGCTGGGCAGAACGCGCAGACGGTAAAGGTCGCTTCCCTACATATAATCCTTCGATCGCCAAAAAGGGTATTACCTACAAAACATCTCCAAGCCGCCCTAATAACCGCGGCTGGCGTTCGCTTGTATCTTTACTTAACAAGTCTGCAGCTGGTGCTATCTATGAGACAGCAGGGCGCAAGAACCCCGGCGGAAACTTTTCACCTCGATTAGGCGGAGACCCTAAAGGCAATGGCAAGATGCAGGGTCGAGGCATCTTCCGCGCTTGGAACGAGGATCAAGGCAAGACTCAAGGCGCAGTTATTAAGGCATTAGAAGGCGCAGCCGCTAAGTTTAATTCTAAGACAGGCAGATATAACTGATGGCAACTAATGTTAAAGTAGATATTGCCGCCGAGTTCGTAGGCAGAAAAGCCTTTACCGATGCTGCTAAAGCAACGCTAGGTCTCAACAACCAAGTTAAAACACTTGCTAAGTCCTATGTTGGCTTATTTACAGCCCAGCGCCTAGCGCGTTCTGGCTTCAATGCTGCGAAAGCCTTTGCTCAAGATGATAAAGCAGCCAGAGTCCTAACTCAGTCTTTAGATAACTTAGGTCTAGCCTTTGCAGATCCTTCAGTTAAGAACTTTATTGCAGACCTTGAGAAGCAATTTGGTATCCTTGATGATCAACTTCGTCCGGCATTTCAGCGCTTATTAACTACAACAGGTGATGTCGCTAAAAGCCAGCAATTACTTCGCACCGCTCTCGATCTTTCGGCGGCGAGCGGTTCTGATGTGGTCTCTGTGGCAGGTGATCTTTCCAAGGCTTATGTAGGGCAAACTCGATCTCTTGCCAAGTATGGTATTGGTCTAACTCAGGCTGAACTAAAAACTATGTCCTTTGAAGAAGTCCAGACAAGAATTAACGATCTATTTGGCGGACAGGCAATAGTTGCGGTCGATACTTATGCAGGTGCTATGCAGCGCCTTTCAACTGCTTCTAGTAATGCTCAAGAAGTTATCGGCGGTGGCTTGCTTGATGCGCTTGCAGCCCTTGGCGGTGGCGGAGAAGGTGGACTTACTAACACCCTAAACCTTATCGAAAAGACTTCTACAGCCCTTGCTACCTTTATTCGCCGCTTTGGCGTGGGAGTTGGTCAGATAGCAGCCTTAGCGCGTGGAGACTTTCAGGCTTTCAAAGCAATAGGCGAAGGCGAGATGAACCGAGGCAAAGACACCTCAGGTATTACGCCAGCGATCCGCGCAGAACTAAACAGAGCGGCAGCCGACAAGGCAGCAAAGAAAAACCGCGATGCTTTGCTCAAGACAACTAAAGAGCAGACTAAAGCGATTAAAGAGCAGACGGCATTGCAAAAGGCTGGCACTCTCTTTGATCAGCAACAGACTCAGATTATCGCAGCTCTTAAAGGTCAAGTTACAGATGAAGAACGCAAGCGCCTAGAACTACAACTGGCTATCTTGACCGGCAATACCTCAGAGGCATCTAAACTTGCTAGCGAACTCGCTAAGTCTCAAGGACTTACAGAAGGCTTGCGTAAGTTCCTAGCTGATCTTCCAGATGCTAAGAACCCATTTACAGGTTGGAAGTTATATCTTGATGCTATCGAGGCACAGGCTCGCCGCATTGCTATGGTCACGCCAATAGCGCCAGTCTCTATCGCTGGCAATAACACTTCAGGAACTTATAGCCCAGCAGTTCAGTCGATGATCGCTGCTAGCACTCCATCGGTTGGTGTTACTTCTGGTGGAGATGTTGTAGTTAATATCCAAGGATCAGTAGTTTCAGAGGCAGATCTAGTTGAAGCAGTTCGTAACGGATTACTTGAACGCTCACTCTCAGGTTCTGCTTCATCGATCGGCAGACTCAAGGGATCGTTCGCTCCGCAATGACCCTTCCTGCGCAGATCTCCGTATCTTTCGACTTTACTTCTGGGGCTACTTTCGGGTATCCCTTTACTATAGGCGATATTAAGTACGGCGTATTAGGCACAGGAACGCTCGCTTCTTCTACTACACCAGAACCAACCATTGACTTAACTCCAGATGTTCGCTCGATCAGCATTCGCCGCGGTCGCAATATCATGCGTGATACTTATGAGGCTGGCACTTGCATCGTTAGAGTGCTAGACCCTAACTCTTACTTTAACCCACAAAATACGGCTAGCCCTTACTTTGGCTTCTTGACTCCACTTCGCAAGTTGCGAGTCTCTGCCACAGTAGGTGGAGTTGGCTACTTCTTATTCTCTGGCTATACAACCAACTATAAGTACACCTATCCACAGAACCAAGAAACTGGCTATGTGGACATTGAATGTTCTGATGCTTTTCGCCTCATGCAGTTGGCAACCGTTACGACAGTTTCAGGTGCTACAGCAGGGCAAGATACTGGCACACGCATAGGCAAGATCCTAGATCAAGTCTCATGGCCGGCATCTATGCGCACGATAGATACAGGCAATACGACCTGCGTGGTTGATCCCGGCACTTCTCGCACTTCCATCGATGCGCTTAAGAACGCAGAGTTCTCAGAGCAAGGCGCGTTCTATCTGAACCAAGAAGGCACAGCCATATTCTTGAACCGCACTAATGTAATTAAGGCTTATGGAACAACTCCGATCGAGTTCGATCAGACTTCTGGCATTCCTTACACAAACCTAGTATTCGCCTTCGATGACAAGTTGATCGTTAACTCTGCTGGCATGACCCGCGTGGGTGGCACACAGCAGGTATCAGAGAACGCAGCTTCTATTGCCAAGTACTTCCCTCATCAGAGTAACCAAGAAAACCTAGTGGCACAGACAGATGCGGACACTTTAAATATCGCAAAGATCTATGTAGCCACTAGAGCAGAGACTACTATCCGCATTGATGCCATGACGGTTGATCTACTGGATCCTGATGTGCCTACTGCGACTATGCTGGATCTTGATTACTTTAAACCTCTAAAGATTACCAATGTTCAGCCAGATGGCTCAACGATCGTTAAGACACTACAAGCACAAGGCTTTGCATGGGATATCACGCCCAATTCCATGAAGGTAACTATTACAACTCTCGAACCGATCGTTGAAGGGTTCATCATCGGATCGGACATATCAGGTATAATCGGCACTAACATAATGGCGTATTAGGAGAATATAATGGCAACAGGCTTTCCAGCAGCTACAGGCGATGTCCTAAGCGCGGCTATGTATAACGGGTTGGTAGCGTTCACGCTCAACGCCCAGACAGGCACTACTTACACAACCGTTATCGGTGACTCATATCAAACTTTAATTACTCAGAGCAACGCCTCAGCAAGCGCGATCAAGATCCCAACCAATGCTTCCGTAGCTCATCCAGTTGGAACGGTAATTACAGTTCTCAATATTGGTGCTGGAGTATGCACAATTTCAGCCGTTACATCAGGCACAACCACAGTCCTTTCCGCTGGTGCAACCGCAGCGGCTCCAACTCTTTCACAATATAAGTCAGCAGCTTGCATTAAGACCGCAACTGATACTTGGTATGTCGTGGGTGCAATAGCCTAATGATCGCTAATCAAGTTATTGGTTGTCTATCTCCTTCAGTCGCACCGCTATCTGTTGAATACCTAGTAGTAGCAGGTGGTGGAGCAGGCGGCGGAAACTTCGCAGGCGGCGGCGGAGCAGGTGGTCTTTTAACTTCATCTATTACTAGAAGTATTTCGACGAATTACACAGTGACCGTCGGTGGTGGTGGCGCGGGAGTAACTTCCAGCGCAGGTGGTGGCGCTGGTTCCAACTCAGTATTTAGCACAATAACAGCCACAGGTGGTGGCGGTGGTGCAGGTCAGTCAGGCGCAGCATCTAATGGTGGTTCTGGCGGTGGCGGTTCTTACGCTTATGGAATTGGTACAGGAACTTCTGGTCAAGGATTTAACGGCGGCACTGGCTTTGATTATGGCCCTTCACAAGCTGCAGGCGGTGGTGGCGGCGGAGCAGGAGCCGTTGGTAGCAATACAACAAGCCAAAACGGTGGTGCTGGTGGTGTTGGTGTTAATTCATCTATCAGCGGTTCATCAGTTGACTACGCTGGTGGCGGTGGTGGTGGATTAGGTTCTGCTGGAAGTGGTACTGCTGGTTCAGCATCTTATGGCGGCGGAGCAGGTTCTAAAGGTCTTGCAAATGCTACTGCTGGAACTGCTAACCGTGGTGGTGGCGGCGGTGGTCGTGGAGAAGGTTCAGGCACTTATTCATCTGGTAATGGCGGTTCAGGTATCGTTATTCTCAAATATCCAGATACTTACACGATAACTATTGGCGGCGGTTTAACTGGTTCGACTCCTGCACCTAGCGGTGGTTACAAAATAACAACCATTACTGCGGGTACTGGAAATGTGAGTTGGGTATAATGGCACATTACGCATTCTTAGATGATAACAATATCGTTACTGAAGTAATTGTCGGCATTGACGAAACTGAACTAATTGAGGGCATAGATCCTGAAACTTGGTACGGCAATTTCCGAGGTCAGAAATGTATTCGCACTTCATTCAGCGCTTCAATTAGATTTAACTTTGCTGGCATCGGTTGGCAATACGATCCTGAAGCAGATGCCTTCATTAGTCCGCGCCCTGAATGCCGTCACAAAGAATTATTCTTAAACGATCAGTTCAAATGGAATTGCCAAGGCTGTGAATTAGAGGCTAAGAGGCTAAGAGATGAAGCCTAAGTTATGCAAGGCTGGACAACAACTCCGTGAACAGTTCGATGACTGCTTCGGCGATCGTGACCGTACCTCGGACGGTTGGATCGGCGATAGTCGCCACTCAGCTCGTAAGTCTGACCATAATCCAGATGAGCAGGGCTGGGTTCGTGCCATTGACATTGACCGCGATTTATCCGGCAAGCCTAAGCCAGACCTCATGCCCGATGTGGCGGATCAACTTCGTCTCTTGGCAAAGTCTGATAAGCGCATCTCATATCTCATCTTTGACGGCAAAATTGCAAGCCGCAAAACCTATTTCCGTTGGGTTCCGTATAAGGGAATTAACAAGCACCGCCATCATCTTCACTGTTCTTTCACTAGCCAAGGTGACGAGGACGGTTCGTTTTTTTCTATCCCGCTTCTAGGAGGATCGCTATGAATATGAAAAACCCTTATGTCCTAACTGCTGGAGCGTTCTTATCTGCTTGGGCAGCTTCTAACTTCGCAGCAGACTATCGCTCAGTTCTTTGGGCTGTTCTTGCTGGCGTTTTCGGATATGCCACGCCCAAGCGATGAGCGCGCAAGACTACGCTGCTATTGCAGTAGCGATCGTGACGGTTCTGGGTGGTGTAACTGCGATGCTCAGTTTCTTGGTTCGTCATTATTTAGCGGAATTGAAACCAAATAGCGGCTCATCTATGAAAGATGCTGTAAATCGTTTAGAGACACGCGTGGATAAAATCTACGAAATCCTATGCGATAAGTCACAATAAGACTATGGCGCGTAAAAAGGCTATCGACCTAGAGGCTTACTCTATGCTCGATCAGTACTGCATCGGGCTAAATGAGTATTACAAATCGCTAAGACGAGCAGGGTTCGATGTTGAGACTGCGCTTTGCATCTTGCTAGAACCTGCTACTTACCCGGCAACGATCCTTCCTGCACCTAACTGGCTGCCACAACTTCCCGACCGTATCCCTTATGACGATGACGATGACGAGGATTAAGAATGAAAAGAACTGTAATCGTTCCCGATCTACAAGTTCCATATCATGACGAAGTTGCTGTCAGGAATGTTGCATCTTTTATTAAGGCATACCGTCCAGATAGCGTTATTACACTCGGAGATGAAATCGACCTGCCACAGATCAGTCGATGGTCAGATGGCACACCAGGCTGGTACGAGCAGACACTAGCTGAGGATCGAGACCTAGCAGTAGAAGTTCTCTGGTCTCTCGTTGAGCATTCTAAAGAAGCCCACATGATTAGGTCTAATCACACAGATCGTCTTTACAATGTAATCATGAAAAAGATCCCTGCATTCTTGGCTTTGCCAGAGTTGCGCTTCGAGCGTTTCATGCGTTTAGATGAACTGGGAATTATCTATCACAAGAAGCCTTATGCCTTCGCTAAGGGCTGGGTGGCAGTCCATGGAGACGAGCAGGGTATCAACCCTAATGCGGGTCTTACAGCCCTTGGAGCGGCTCGTAGGCATGGTTTAAGCGTAGTCTGTGGTCACACTCACAGAGCGGGCGTATCAGCCTTCACAGAGGCTTCTGGAGGCAAGATAGGGCGTATCCTGCGTGGAGTAGAAGGCGGGCATCTTATGGATATTCGCAAGGCAGGCTATACCAAGGGAACTATGAACTGGCAGCAAGCCTTTATCATCGTTGAGGATAACCAAGTAACACTAATCAATATTGAAAAGGACGGCACATTCGTAGTTGCTGGTCGGCGTTATGGACGATCTCGATAACGATATAAGGCGTACGATCGATGATGCCATGGACGATGGAGAATTGTTACCGTTTCGTTATCCATACTCCGTCAGATAGTCAGATATTTATGCAACACTTATGCCAAGAAGGTGCGAAGGGCGCACTAGAAGGGCAGTAAATGAACGCAGATATAGCAATTACCTTATCGATAGCAGTAGGCATGATTATCGGCTTTGGCTTTGGTTATGGCAAAGGCTTTGAGCATGGCAAGATTAAGGGTCGTATTGCAGCTCGTAAGATCGCTCGTCAGTTAGAGCAGGTGGGACGATGAATGCTAGAGACTATCTCAACGAAGCCAAAGCAACTATCCAAGACCGAGGAATGGATTACGGTCACCCAACTGACAACATGGCAAGAACGGCTGCCCTCTGGTCGAGTTATTTGGAGATGCCGGTTACTGATTACCAAGTCGCGATGTGTATGGCACTTGTCAAAATAGCCAGAAGCATGGAAACTGCAAAGACTGACACTTATGTCGATCTAGTGGCTTATGCTGCTATTGCTGGTCAACTACACACAGAGGAGAATGATCTTTATGCCTGATCTAAATGCTCCAAGGTGGGCTGATATGCAGCAGATGAAATTAGATGCTTACGAGGCAGGAAATCTTGAACATGCGATGTATTGGCAAAATGAACAAATAAGCAAGAAGTTGAGCGATCTAATCTTTGCAATGAAGGAGCGAAATGTTTAATCTAGAAGATTACGAGACGGTCGAGGATCGCCTAACTAAGTTCTGGAAGGATTATCCTGATGGCAGAATATCTACTCAGATTATTGAACACACTTTGCAGCGCTTTATTGTTCAGGCTGCTATCTATAGAACTGAGGTTGATGCACAACCTTGGGCAACGGGCTTTGCAGAGGAAACCGTATCGACTAGAGGAGTCAATAGTACGAGCGCTCTTGAAAACTGCGAGACTTCTGCGATCGGTCGCGCTCTCGCCAATGCTGGCTATGCGAGCAAAGGAAAAAGACCTAGCCGCGAAGAGATGGTTAAAGTCAAGGCGGCGGAACCTAAACCGTTTGCAGAGAAGTTAGCCGACAAGATCACGATGCCGGTAGAAGATGATCCTTGGTCAACTAAGGCAGTATCACCTACGCCATCAGCTAGTGAGGCTGTAGCACTTGTTCAAGATGTGTTAGGCGGGACAAAGATAGATGATGACATTCCAACTTGTCAGCATGGAATTATGGCATTCAGCGAAGGTGTATCAAAGAAGAACAACAAGCCTTGGGCGCAGTTCAGATGTCAGAACCCCGCTGGTGGCTTCTTGGAAAAGTGCGAACCTGTGTGGTTAGAGATCAACCGCGATGGCAAGTGGGTTAAGCAGAAGGGGCGCGGATAATGGGCAGCCTACAATTCATGAACCAAGACGGTGAATGGGAGTCATTCCCTGATGTCGATGTAATCGAACACTATAAAAAGATCCGAGATAGCGTTAAAGCCTCTGGGATTACTACTCGATGCTGTCTATGTAACAGGGAGTTTGATGTATCAGAGATCGTTATTACCGGCGGATCTTTATCGGCTGGCTTTACATGGTCATGCCCTGACTGTCATGCAGTAACTTTGGAGTCTAGTGTCGCAAAGTAGAAAACAGCGCGGCTTTCGCACAGAGCGAGTAGTTGCAGAGTATCTGAGGCGCTGGTGGGAAGGCGCATCAGTAGGTCGAGGTTCTGGGCGTGACATTCTCAATGTTCCGTTCGACTGCGAGGTAAAAGCGCGCACAGGACTCGATGTAGTAGGGACACTCCGCCAGATCGAGAGTCGGACTAAAGAGAGTGGCTTATTGGGGTTCGCCACTTTTAGACTCAATGGACAAGGCGAAAATGCTGAGGATTATGTAGCAATGCTGCGTCTTAGCGATCTGGTGGAGTTACTCTTAGCTGCGGGCTATAAAGATCGCAAAGATGTTGTTAAAGATGCAGACATAACCAGATGCCTAGACTGTGGCATATATGCACTAGGAGAACGATGCAAGTTCTGCCGGGAGGAACAATAAATGCCTAAAGCGGGCGATGAACGAAATGTATTACCAGAGGCTTTGCACACTTGCTATTGCGGTTACTCGCTGTTATCGGCTTGGGGCTTCCTTGGTCAGAAAGAGGTTAGCCGCATGATGCTAAGCCACTTGCAGACTATTCATGGAGTCGAGAAGTAATGCCAATATATGAGTTCGAATGTACGAATGATCTATGTGAGGCTAACTTGCGTTACGAGAAGGAGTTAAAGATTAATGAACCACACGATGTTGAATGCGGGTTCTGCCATGAACCGATGCGCAAGATATACAGCTCTTTCGGGATTTCGTTTAAGGGATCTGGCTTCTACTCTACTGATTCCAAGTAATTCGCCACGCCGTTTGAGCAGGACATATTCTGAAATGCATAGTGCGTTCGGTACACTATCGGCTAGAAGCCATCAAGGCTTCAACTCGCGCCTGAAAGGCGTAGCGCGTGTGTTAGCCGTTGTTATTGGGCTATCTCTATCTATTGCAAGCATTGATAGATCAGAGGCTTCAATAGTGCCTTTAAAAGTATTAGCAAATAAGCAGCTAACAGATAAGCAATACAACTGCCATAACGAGATCGTCTATAGAGAATCTAGATGGAACATCGATGCAGTTAATGGATCTCATCATGGTTACTACCAGATGCGTACTGAGTCTATGAAGAACAAGCCTTATGACTATCAGTTCTACATCTATTGGTATTATGTATCTAAGCGCTATGGTCTTGACTATGAGATACCGGACTATTGCAAAGCACTACATCATCTAAAGACTAAAGGCTGGCAGTAATGGCAAAGCGTGGAGATCCTAGATTAACGCGAGACTATAAAGCGTTTAGGTTAAAGGTATTGGCTCGCGATCAATGGTCATGCTTCTATTGCTCAGCACCAGCTGCGACCGTGGATCACATCATTCCAATTAGCAAAGCACCTGACTTAGTAGTGAACTTCGAGAACGCAGTTGCTTGTTGCCAGTCATGCAATAGCAGCAAGGGCAGTCGAAATCAGGCGTCTTTTTTAGGTGGGAAGTCTAC